GCCATGAACTGCTCAACCACTGAGCAGAACCCAGACACCGTAATTGTTTGCCATTGGACTTGCAGCGGCACTGACGGCACCTACACCAGCAGCGTCTACTCAACCTGCTCTGTGCCTACGCCTACAGGCACCTTTACTCCCTACTCTGACCTGACGCAAGAGCAAGTGCTTGGCTGGATTTGGGACAACGGCGTGGACAAAGACGCTACTGAGGCCGCTGTGCAGGCTCAGATTGAAGCCCAGATCAACCCGCCTGTAGTAACCCCACCGCTTCCTTGGGCCGCATAACGGGACGCTGCCACCCGCTTCTGGCAGCATATTAAAAAGGAAAACGAAATGGAAAACAAAAAGCCCCAGATCGTCACCATCGACGGTGTTGAGCATGACGCCAACACTTTTACCGAACAGCAAATCTTGCTGCTGAACCACACCATTGATCTTGATCGCAAGATCGGCTCAACGCAGTTTCAGCTACAGCAACTCCAAGTGGGCAAGGATGCATTCTTGAAGATGCTTAAAGATGATCTGGACAAGCCTGAAAAAGTAGAAGCCGAAGCTGTATGAAACCCGCCCCGTTCCCTGTTCTGTGGTTCCTGAAAGCCAGCAACTCGCTGGCGGTGACGATGCCTTGGCGCACAGTCTACTGCCGACCCGGACAAGAGGAGAACTACGCACTGGCCGCTCACGAGGCGGTGCATGTGTCACAGATCGAGCGGGACGGGGCTATCAAATGGACGGTGAAGATTTTCTACTACCTCATCAGGTACGGTTATCTAAAAAGTCCGTATGAGGTAGAAGCTCGGGCCAAGTCTGGGTACTGACATGGAACTCTTTGACCTGCTCTCCAAAAGCTGGCCGATACTGTTGGCGTTGATCACGCTCATTATCGTTTTGAGCAAGCTCGACCTCCGGGTAGCTGTTTTGGAAGAGAAGATCAAGACATTGTTTGAGTTGTTCAACAGGAAAGACAAATGAAAGCCAAGCTCACTTTTTGTGTCACGTTGATGGTCAGCCTGACACTCTGCGTTGTTGTGATGGGCATGGTTGGCGTCATGTTGATGGGCCTGTTTGATGAGAAGGTGGACAACACCGAGATTTTTAAACTGATTAGCCCTGCGTTTCAAACAATTGTCGGGGGGTTCATTGGGCTATTGGCAGGTGTCAAGCTATCGCACGACGAAGAGGAAAACAAATAATGGATCAACTACTCAACCTACTCAAGGGCTTTGCCCCCACCATTGCTACCGCTGTAGCTGGCCCTCTTGGTGGCGCGGCGGTGTCGATGCTCTCCAAGAAGTTCGGAGTGGAAGACACCGTAGCTGCTGTGGCACAGGCTATTGCCGGTGACCCCAAGGCAGAAGAAAAGCTGCGGGAACTCGACCTTGAGTACGCCAAGATGCACCTTGAGAACGTCAAGGGTGCGCGGGATATGCAGACCGCTGCGCTGGGTCAGTCGGATGTGTTCTCCAAGCGGTTCATCTACTACTTCGCATCCTTCTGGTCAGTCTGCTCTGTTGTTTACATTGCGTTCATCACCTTCGCTACCATCCCGGCACCAAACATTCGCTTTGCCGACACCATCCTTGGGTTCCTGCTGGGCACAGTCGTGGCAACCATCTTGAACTTCTTCTACGGCACGAGCAAGTCGAGCCAAGACAAGACTGACAAGATGGCTGAGATGGCAAAGGAAATGCGGTGAACCTCACGCCTCACTTCACGCTTGAAGAACTGACGATGACAAGCCACCGGCAGTTCGACAACACACCCAACGCTGCGGAGACTGCCAACCTGACCCGATTGGCGCAGTTTCTGGAGTTGGTGAAGACCAAGCTGGACAACAAGCCGATCATGGTCAACTCAGCCTATAGGTCTAAACAGGTCAATGACTCAGTGGGTTCCAAGGACACCAGCCAGCACCGGCTAGGTTGCGCTGCTGACATCCGTGTACCCGGCATGACCCCTGATCAAGTTGTACGCGCTATCATGAGCCACGGGCTGTACTTTGATCAGATCATCCGTGAGTTCGATGCTTGGACGCATATCAGCATCCCCAACACCGCAGCCCTGCTCCCCCGCCGACAGGCGCTTATCATTGACAAAGCAGGCACTCGACCATTTGCCTGATTCGTGGGAAAATGAGCTATGCCTTTACAGAAAATTACCTTAAAAAGTGGCGTGAACCGCGAAAACACGCGGTACGCTAACGAAGGGGGGTACTACGAGTCGGATAACGTGCGTTTCCGTCAGGGAGCCCCCGAGAAGATAGGCGGGTGGCTTCGCATTTCTGCAAATACGTTCTTGGGCGTGTGCCGTTCCCTTTGGAACTGGGTTACGTTAGGCTATCAAAACCTTATTGGGGTTGGGACAGACCTCAAGTTCTACATATCCAACGGCGGTGCGTATTACGACATCACTCCGACCCAGACTGTCCACACACTGACCGGCCCGTTTACCACAAACGGCACTACCACGGTCACAGTCACGGATGCCGGTGGGGGATACATCAATAACAGCTACGTGACGTTTACAGGCGGCACTGCCGTTGGCGGGGTACTCATAACTGGGGAGTACCTGATAACGTACTCTTCAGGTTCCACTTACACCATCACTGTCGCAACTGCACCAACAGCAGCGTCTGGCGGCGGGACAGTCTATGCCGTGTACCAGATCAACCCCGGCCCAAGTTACGCGGCCCCCCTGTCTGGATGGGGCTCTGGCGCTTGGGGTTCTGGAACTTGGGGCAACAGCGCAAGTTCTGTGGAAGCTCTGCGGATTTGGAACCAATTCAACTTTGGTGAAGACCTGCTGTATGGCCCAAGGGGTGGGCCGCTGTACTACTGGGATGCCACTATTGGTTACCTAGCACCCACGGTCACCATGACAATTGCCAACCCTTGCGTTGTCACCACCACACTAAATCTGCCTGACTTGACTCCAATCGTCTTTGAGACCACCGGGGCATTGCCTACGGGCTTGCTGGTAGGCACAACCTACTACACCCGGTATGTATCAGCCACCACGTTCAATCTATCCTTGACCCCCGCAGGGGCGCTCATCATCACTTCGGGTAGTCAGTCGGGTGTGCAGACCATATCCCAGAGAGGCGTTTTGTTGTCTGCGTTGGCAACAGCAAGCAATGTCCCGCTGAGCCAGATATTCTTCCTTGTTTCTGATGCCAGCCGGTTTGTCATTTGCTTTGGAACGAACGACATTGGCTCCTCCACAGTCAATCCGATGCTTGTGCGCTGGTCAGATCAAGAAGACCCCGCCCTTTGGACGCCTTCCATTACTAATCAGTCAGGCAGTATTACCCTGTCCCACGGTTCCACCATCGTCACTGCAATACAGAGCAAGCAAGAGATCGTGATCTTTACAGATTCTGCGCTGTACTCACTTCAGTATCTCGGGCCGCCCTATGTTTGGGGGTCACAGCTACTTGCAGACAACACCTCTCTTGCTGGCCCTAATGCCGTGACGCTGGCGGCGGGGACCATTTACTGGATGGGCGTAGACAAGTTCTACAAGTACGACGGACGGCTGCAAACCCTCAACTGTGACTTACTCAGGTATGTCTACAACGACATTGATCGCACGCAGTTTGAGCAGGTCTATGCGTCCACCAATGAGGGTTTCAGTGAGGTGTGGTGGTTCTACCCCAGTAACGGCTCGACAACCAACGACAGCTATGTGGTCTACAACTACCTAGAGAATGTCTGGTACTACGGCTCTATGGCCCGGACGGCGTGGCTGGACAGCGGCCTCCAAGAATACCCTGTTGCAGCCACCTACAGCAACAACCTTGTCCAGCACGAACTGGGTGTGGATGATGGTGTAGCCGCCACCCTTGCGCCAATCAATGCGTTCATAACCTCATCCCAGTTTGATATTGGCGACGGCCACAACTTTGCGTTTGTCTGGAGGATGCTGCCTGACCTGACCTTCAACGGCTCCACCGCCGGGACAACACCCAGCCTGACCATGCAACTCCTGCCTTTGCAGAACTCTGGCTCGGGATACAACAACCCCAAGTCAGTCGGCGGCAACAGCAGCAGCGCAGAAGGAACAGTCACAGCCACCCAGACCTACCCCATTGATTTGGACACCTACAACGGGCAGTTGAACATCCGGGTCAGAGCGCGGCAGATGTCCATGAAGATCAGTTCAAACACCCTTGGCACACAGTGGCAGATGGGCGCTCCAAGAATTGACATCAGAAATGATGGGCGTAGGTAATGGCACAAAAGAACGTAGTAGCCCCCCGGCTACCTAGCCCCCCACAGGAGTATGACCCTGTTTACATGAACCAACTGTTGAGTTTGTTGCGTCTGTACTTCAACCAACTCGACAACGCAGGGCCGATGGCAGGTTCTACACAGATTAACGGAACCGCTGTAGTATCGGGTTTGAGCTTCTTCCCTACGTCTGGCACAGACCCCAGCCTGCCAACAGACGCTGACTTTGCCAATTTGCGAATCGGGGATGTGTACAGAGACACCCAGAACGGGGTGATGAGCAACAACCAAACGCTTAAAATAAAGACCGCACTATGAGCCTAAATCAATTAGCCAACCACATGTCGGCTCAAGGCCGGGGTCCAGACTCCACTCTTGTGCACATGTCTCCTCGTGAGGTGTCAGGACTGCAGAGTCTGGCTATGGCACACGGCGGGACTCTGACCATTAACCCGCAAACGGGACTGCCCGAAGCAGGCTTCCTCGACAGCCTGCTACCCACGCTTCTTGGCGGTGCAGCTACTTACCTTACTGGGGGCGCAATTACCCCCATGATGGCAGCTATGGGTGTCGGCGGTCTGACGGCGTTGACCAGCAAAGACCTCGGCAAAGGGCTGATGGCGGGCCTTGGTGCTTATGGCGGTAGCGGCATCATGGAAGGATTAGCTGGGTTTGGTACGGGGGCGTTGTCGGCTGAAGCAGGAAAAGCGGCGGTACCATCTGGGATGGATGCACTAGGCTATGAGGCAGAACAGCTATCTCAAAATGCCGTTGCATCTAAACTGGCAAACGCTTCTTACTACGACAAAATAGCCGCCGGGGCATCAAAAGCCATGAGCGAACCAATGAACGCACTGAGCGCAATTGGCGGCGGCAGCAAACTCAAAGGCGCGGCGATGCTTGGCGCTCCGTTGCTGTCAGCCCTTTCAACGCAAGAAGCTACGCCAGCCCCGACGTTCCAGCAGACACAGTTTGACCCCCGAGCGGCCAACATAAATATGCGCAGAAGCCAACTTGCGTATCAACCAGACACAGGCAGTTCTGCACAACGCAGGTACTTCACGCCCATGACAATCGACCAATACGGCGCTGATGGCGGCTTTGTTGCAGATGGCGGGATACAGCATTTTGCCAGCGGTGGGGTTCCTCTTGACCCCACCTACGACTACTCGGGCTACGGCAGGAAAAACACAACGCGACCCGTTCCGGTAGTGCAGCCTAAAGCCCTAGCCAAGCCCGACTTTGTGGGCGCTGACGGCAAAACGTACCGCTACGACCCCATGAAAAAAAGCTGGTACGTCATCAAAGACGCTCCAGCAAAAACCAACCCCGGCGTCGAAGTCCTGATGGGCGGTGAAGGCGGAGCAGGGGAGTTTGGTGGCAAGGGCGCGGGGACTTATGGTGGCAACCCTGAAAGTATTACTGGGGGTTTTCTATCGTCCGTTATTGGTACGCAGCTTCCAGCCCCGGTAGTTGAGAAAAGTACTTTTACTCCCGCTGCAATAGCAGAAGCCCAAGCCGCCCAAGAAAAAGCAGCAGCAGAAGCGGGGCGTACAGCAGCAACCATTGAAGGGCTGCAAAAAGACCCCGAAACGGGGCTAGCCCCCGGTGAATTGGCAGGTAGCCCGCAACAAAGTAGTCTAAGTAATGGATACTCCCCCGGAACACCCGGTAGTGCAAGCCGAGAAAGTGCTACTGCTGAAAAAAGCAATATAGATGCAGCCCCCGCTGCAGCAAGCAATGCGGGGTTAGCTGCACTAGCAAATATTCAACAGGATGTTGCAGCCCGAGCCGCTGAAGTTGGGAAAACACCCGGAGCGTTTGCAGAAGAGGGCCTTGCGGGAATTGCGGCACAAGCACAAACGGCTGCGGATAACGCCCGAGAGGCCAGCATGTCGGTTGGTGCCCCTGCCGCTGCCCCTGCCCCTGCCCCAATCGGACCTAACGCACTAGTCGGCGGCCCTACCGTTACTGGCGTAGAAGAAGAGGCTCCGGGTGCGTCACCAATCGGGCCATCCTCGGTTACAGGCCCTGCACTTGGTGCAGGCCCGAGTGGCCCAGAGGGTGCCAGCCCAGAGGGCCCCGGCGGAGGTGGTGTAAGCGGCCAGAGTAGCGATACGAGTGGTGGCCCGAGTGGTGGCCCAGAGGGCCCCGGCGGAGGTGGTGTAAGCGGCCAGAGTGGTGAGGGCGCAGGTGCGGGAGCGGGCGCAGGTGAGGGTGCGGGAGCAGGCGCAGGTGAGGGTGCGGGTCCAGAGGGCCCCGGCGGCGACTGGCGTTACGGCGGCATGGTAGGCCAGTACGCCCAAGGCGGGCTCGGCTCCCTCGGCGGCTACTCGGATGGCGGCAGGCTCCTGCGCGGCCCCGGTGATGGTGTGTCGGACCATATCCCTGCAACGATTGGTCGTGGTCGGCAACCTGCGCGACTTGCCGATGGAGAGTTTGTAGTCCCGGCCCGGATTGTGTCTGAACTGGGCAACGGCTCAACGGAAGCAGGCGCACGTGCGCTGTATAAAATGATGGACCGCATCCAAGCCAACCGCCGTAAGACTACTGGCAAAAACAGGGTCGCTGTAGATTCCAAAGCGCACAAATATCTTCCCGCATAAGGACGCATCATGGCAGACGCAACACAAACAATCGTAAATCAGGTTGGGTATAACCCAGCAGTTGCTCCGTATTTGCAGGAGAACATGGCGCAAGCACGAGCGCTGACCTACAACTACAAACAAGAGCCAGTTTTAGATGCCAATGGACAGCCGGTTATTGGCCCAGACGGAAGACCCGTAACAAAGAACATCATCGGCGCAAACGGGATGCCCGAGATTGAGAGCTTTAGAGAACCTGAAAGGTACGGGTACGAACGGCAAGCTGAGTTTTCAGACCTGCAGCAGCAGGCCATGCAGGGCGCTAGGGACATGGTGGGCGGTGGAGCGCAAGTAGCTAACCAGAACGCACAAAACATTATGAGCACTGCGGCAAATAACGCCGCAGGGTCTACATACACGGGGGGTAATTTTGGTAACCAATACGCGGCCCCCGCCAATCTTGGTTACACAGCCCAAAATGCAGCAGCGCAACAGGCAGGAATTGCCACGCTACCTACGGGGGAGACGGCTACAGCGGCCACAATGGGTAGAACCCCGACAAGTACAGCGGCAATTGGGCAGGCCCAGCAAGATCAGATGGCTCCAGAGATGGCTGCCCAAACCGGGACAGCGGCAACTGGGATTGCCGCGCTTAACAGAGCCACACCTCAAATGACTGCGCAAGCAGCCAATGCAGCCACACTAGGTGCTGCCCCGGAAGCCCTATCAACTCAGTTTGCAGGGCCGAGAGATGTGAGCGCGGAGCGAGTAGGGGCAGAACGTATAAACGCACCCAACCTGCGCGACATGAGCATGACTGCGGCAAAAGATATTGCCGGTTCAACAGTTGAATCCAGAGACATAAAAGCTGCCAAAGACACTGGTTTGGCAAGTCTTAAAAACTACCAGATGGGGCCAGCGGAACGGGTGGAAACAAAGAGTTTTGCCCAACCCGGCTCGGCGGATGCATACATGTCGCCTTACATGCAGAGTGTGGTGGGCATCCAGCAACGCGAAGCGCAACGAGCCGCAGATGTTGCTTCTACAGGACGTAGAGGTGAGCAGACCAGAGCAGGTGCTTTTGGGGGTTCCCGAGCAGCCATCATGGACGCTGAAGCTGCCCGTAATCTTGCCACTCAACAGGGTGACATCCAAGCGCAGGGTTTGCAGGAAGCATATAAACAAGCGCAGCAGCAGTTCAATACGGAACAAGGCCAAGGTCTACAGGCCCAGACCGCCAATCAACAAGCCGGGTTGACCGTAGGCCAACAGAATCTTGCTGCTAATTTAGGCGTTCAGCAACTGGGCGAAGGACAGATCAACCTTCAAACCAAACTCGCCAATCTAAACAATGAGCAGCAAGCGGCGGTTCAAAACGAATCCAACAGGCTTCAAGCACAGGGGTTAACCGCAGGCCAAGCCATGCAGGCTGCGCTTGCTAATCAGGGCGTGCAGCAGCAGGCCAATGTGCAGAACCTGAGTGCAGGTCTCCAAACGCAAGGTCTCGGTGCGCAGACCGGGCTGCAAGCACAGCAGTCCAATCAGCAGTACAACATGCAGGGCCAGCTTGCCAATCAGCAGTCCAATCTTACGGCGCAGCAGGCCAACCAAGGCATGGGCTACAACACAGCCCTGCAAAACGCACAGTTGCGTCAGCAGACTGAGTTAGCCAACCAAGGACAACGCGGGCAGTACGGGCTTCAGCAGGGGCAGTTTAATCAAGCGGCCAACATGCAGACCTCTGCACAAGCCCAAGAAGCGCAGCGGCAGAATCAGGCAATGGCGGGGCAGTACGGGTTGTCCGACACGGGTAATCAGCAACAGACCAACATGGCAAACGCTGGCTACCAGCAACAAACTGGGATGGCAAATCTTGCAAATCAGCAAGAAGCGCAACGGCAAAATCAAGCCGTTCGCAGTCAGTACGGGCTTGCCAATCTTGCCAACAGACAGCAAACGGAGCAGGCTAACACCGGGTATCAACAGCAGACGGGGATGGCGAATCAAGCGCTGGCTGGTCAGTATGGGATGCAGCAGGGCACTATGGATCAGCAGGCCGCTATGCAGACAGCGGCGAATAGGCAAGCAGCCGGGATGTACGGTGCACAAGCCCAAAACGAACGGGCGCAGTACAACGCCACCAACCAGCAGCAAACAGCACTTGCCAATCAAGCGGCAGGGAATAGAGCCAGTGAGTTTGGCGCTGGGCAGGGGCTGACTTCAGCAGGAACGGCTGCACAGTACGGGCAAGCGGCCAACCAACTGAACGAACAATCCGGGCAGTTTGGCGCTAACTTTGGTTTACAGGGGCAGCAAGCCGCCATGCAGGGCGCTACGGGGCTGTCCAATATTGCAGGGCAGGGGTACAACCAAGGTGTGCAAACGAACCAACTGCTGGCTGGCTACGGCAATCAGCAACAAAACGCGGAGCAGCAACGGCTAAGCACGCAGTACCAAGACTTCTTGAACGAGCAGAACATGCCGTACAAGCAGCTTGGGTTTATGGCGAACACCGCCAGTGCAGCGCCCACAGCCAATCTGGGCAGCACCATGTACCAAGCAACTCCCAGCGCATTCAACCAGATAGCCGGGTTGGGCACGGCAGCAGCGGGTGCGTTTAACGCTGCGGGCGGGTTTGGCTCTAAAGCAACCGGCGGTATGGTTGGGCGCTATGCCAAGGGGGGTCTGATACGATCACGCCCACAAGGTCTTGTTGCGCTGGCTATCCACAGCATGGCATAAGGAATCAAAATGTTTGATGATCGAAACAGTGGGTTGGCCGGGGTAGCTACTGACGCAAGTCTGATTAGCATGCTTGCCGGGATGAAGCCCGATGCTCGGCAGCGCTACGCAGCAGAGCACTCTGATGACATCAACGTAGTCATCATGGCTAAGTTGGTGAGCGATGTAGCCAACAAACTCGATGTTGCAGAAAAAGGAAATCAAGGCGCACCGGCCCCCACCGTTTTGTCGCAGACGCTTGCAGCAATAAATCCGCAGTCGGCGCAAGGTATGCCACAAGGTATGCCACAAGGTATGCCACAAGGTATGCCACAAGGTATGCCACAAGGTATGCCACAAGGTATGCCACAAGGTATGCCACAAGGTATGCCACAACAGGCCGTGCCACAACAGGCCGTGCCACAACAGGCCATGCCACAACAGGCTGCGCCGCCACAGCAAGCCCCACAACCGGCCATGCGGGCACCCCAAGGCCAAACTCGAATGGCGGCAAACGGCGGCTACATGGACTCCCGCCTGCCCGAAGAGATGGGCATAGGCGCACTACCCGAACGTAGCCTGTCTAACATGGCGGACGGCGGGATTGTTGGCTTTAACGAAGGCGGAGATGTTCAGCGGTTTCAATTTGGGGGGACACCCAAACCCCGACCTATGTACCCCGGCATGATTGCGCAGGAGGGGGCGGGGTTGTTGCCGTCCACGACTGGCTACGAAGGCATGGGCATGCTGGAGTTCATACAGAAATTTGGGGTTGATGCGTACAACAAAATCAAAAATGCCATTCCCGGCGAAAGCACAGAAGAACGCTTGGCGCGGCAGAAACGCGAAGTTTACGAAGGCAGTGTCTCAGGGCAGCGGGATAAAGCAATGGCGGAAGTAGATAAACCAACCCCCGTTGATTCAATGACACTGCCCCCACGCCCACTTGGCCCCCTTAGTGCAGGCGCGGCACCGCCGTACGACCCCGCTACGGCAACACGCCGAGATCAGTATGTAAACAAAAACACTGGCCCCGGTGCTGGTCCCGGTGCTGGTCCCGGTGCTGGTCCCGGTGCTGGTCCCGGTGCAGCCCCCCGTGCGGCTACTGGCGCTGCACCCGTGCAACAGCAGGAAGATTACGGCGCACTATTTAACCGCATCAGGGGCGGCATGCCCGACGCCCGCGCCTCCATGCCGAAAGAAATTAAAGAAATGGGCGACTTGCGAGAAGCCCAAGCAAACAAAGAGCTTGCATCCGAAGAGAATGCGAAAGCGGGTTTAGCGTCCTTGCTGGGCAAGCGGGAAACGCGTATTGGCGAACGTGAAAAACGTCTTGCAGACAAGAGCAGCAACGACATCAACATGGCACTCATTGACGCGGGATTGGCAATGGCGCAGTCCGTCAAACCGGGTTTTGCAGGAATCGCCGAGGGTCTTACCACAGGCGCAAAACGCTTCGCTGAAGAGTCCCGTCTGACAGAAGCAGCGCGTCAGAAAATTGAAGAAGCACGCGATGCACACGACGACTTGAAATTCAATCGTGAAGACATGTCCCGCAGACAAATCCTAGCCGCGCAAGGCAAGATCACCGAGGCTAAAGTTGCGGTTAAAAAAGACGTTGTTGACTACTTGGCCAAAGATAGAGACATCAGCACCAAAGTGGCGGGGCATTTATTTGACGCGGAGGCCGCAAGAATTGCAGAAACACAGAAGCAACGGTTCCAAGCGGGCGAAAACGTACTCAACAGGGCCAACACGCTGAGCGCAGCGGGTATAAGCGCAAACGCATCGACAGCAGCAAAATTAGACATGCTAGAAAAACTAGGCGCGGCTAAGCCTGACAGTCCGTTGTACAAAGGCTACTTAATGACGGTGCAAGAAGGCCAAGAGCCAAAAATGTACGCTGATTACCTGACAAGAAGAGACGACCCCCTGAAGGGTGAAGACTTCAAAAAAATGTATCCCACGTTTGAGCTGTACAAAGCAGGTATGTCTGGCGGTGGTGGGGGTAACTTTGTGACGCCCCCGGCAGGAACAACAGCGCTAAAATAGCGGACAATGCAAAAGTGCATAAATAGGGCCTTGCACAGCCCATAACACTGCTAAGAGACTATGGCTAATTACATCCAGCTACCAAACGGCGCGTACTACACTGCACGGGAGGGGGATGATTACGCCACCACAGTCCGAGCAGCATACGCAAAGTACCCCGAAGCCTTTGGGGGCGAGAAAACTCCCGAGGAAACCCCGAAGTCAGGTTTCGTACCAGCGCTTAAAGCAGGGTTCTCAAGCCTCAAGGGCGATGTAGCTGCGCTTGCAGGGCGTACGGGCCTCATGGGGCTTCCCGAGGCAGAGAGTTACATTGCCGAGCAGGAAGCCTACCGAAAGAAAACCTTTGCCCCCACGCAAGAAGGTTTTTTTGAAGCCCCGCTGGCCAATATTAGTGAGCTGGCGGGCGGTTCCCTGCCCTATATGGCGGCTCCGCTTGCCGCTGGTGCGGCGACCCTTGCACTGCCTGCAACCCTTGCTGCGGCACCCGTACTAGGGGGTTTAACCACTGCCGGTACGGCGCTTGGACTAGGTGCCGCAGGCTTAACATCCGCCGCGCAATTCACCGGCTCTGGCCTAACTCGCCAGATGACACCGGGCGAAGGCATGGCGAACAAAAGCCTCGGCGAAACAGACCTTACCGATGCTGCCCTAGCGGCCATCCCTTCGGCGGTGCTGGATACGATCAGCTTGAAGATGATCCCCGGCATCGGCAAGATATTCGAGCGTGCTGGCATAGAACTGACCACCCAAGCGGCTAAAGACTTGGCCAAGGAGGGTATCAAGAAAACGGCTGCGGACTACCTGCTGGCCACCGGAAAGACGATGGGTGTTGAAGGTCTGACCGAAGCGGGCCAGCAAGTGTTCGAGCGTATGCAGGCAGGTCTGGCCATCGACAACCCAACGGCCCGTGCAGAATACTTTGACAGCTTCATCGGCGGTGCCGTTCTTGGCGGCATCTTGGCCCCTGCTGGCCGGTACGTTGAACGCGGTCAAGAGCAAACCCGGTTCGATACAGCCGACCGTGCCAAGCAAGTGGCCGACCGCACCGCAGCTTCGCAAGCCGCAGAGCAAGCCGCCGCAATTGAAAAAACCCAGAAGCAAACCCCTGAGTACGCTCAAAAAACACAAGCGGACTACCTAGCCGCAGAGCAGCGCAAGAACGAACTAGACGCTCAGATGCACCGGGCAGGCAAGGGTGTCAAGCTTACGGAAGATCAGAAGCAGGACAACCGCGAAACCCAGCAAGCCCTTGCCGAGCACGCCGACGTACTGAAAGCAGCCAACGCAGAGTTTCGCAAGTACCGCCAGTTCCTACCGCCCGAGCCAACCCCCGCGCCTACGCCCATTGAGGACACAACGCAACTGCAGCAGCCTTCACTGGTACCCGAAGGTGCAGCGCCCGTTACGCCCGACTTGGACATGTTTGGCACCCCTGTGGAACGTGCCGGTACTGCGGCTGAAGTTCTTGCTAATGAGCAGGAACGCAGCCTATACGGCCCAGACAGCCGACAAGCCCAGTTGCAACAGACGTTTGATATGTACGACCAAACGGTCGGCAATCGCGGCAAAGCCAATGCGCCTGAAACACTGTTGACGGATAACCCCGATGTGCAACAGGCCCGAGCTTTAGAGGGCTATCTCGACCATTTGCGCGAACAAAATTCAGCGTTGCCGCCAACAGCGTTCAAAGAAAAACAAGCGTTGGCAGAAAAGTACGCCACGGTTAAAAAAGCACTGGATCAAATTCAAAGTTCCATGCCCGCAATGCCCGATGTTTTAAAAATTCAATCGCAGATTGCTACGCTGACTAAGAAGCTGGCAACTGCTGACGAACAGGGGGATTTGGATGCGGTAGGAAAACACGCGGCAAAGCTGGAGTCTTTACACAACCAGTTGGCGACTGCTGCCCCAGCACCCAGCCCGCAACAAGAAATTCCGATGCAGCCGTTCAAAGCGGTGTCGCAAACAGCAGAACAGATCGAACAAGAAAAAACTGCAGCACTGGAGGCCCAACGTCAGAAAGCGCAACAAGGTGCCAAGGCGGAGTCCGACGCGTATGTTGCCCAACGTATCCAAGAGCGCCGCACCCAGCGTAAGTTGGATGCGTCAAAGGAGCCCGCCGCCGAACAGCCACAACGGGATGAAGAACTGCGGCACCGCGCTGAAAAAGAAACGATTGACAAGCTGCTGGCCACACTGCCTACTGGCAGCACCGTTACCCCCGGACAAATTATGTTGGGGCTTGGCGGTGAACAAGCGCACCTACGTGACCTGCAAACACAACTGGCCATTGCAAAACTCACGCGAAACAAAGGGCTTATTGATTCGCTCAACGACCAAATCCTGAACATTGAGTCGAGCCAAGAGAACGCGGCATCCAACAAACCGATTGAACGCCTGCCCGCTTTGGGCGAAGGTAGGCTGTCTGAGCCCCGCGCTAAAGAAGCAGAAGCCGAACAGCATGCGGACAAGCAAAGCGAAATGCTGCAAGCGTTTGTAGCACAACTGCAAAAAATCAAACTGCGTCCTGACACGGCACAAGTGTCTACCCGCCTGCAAGACATTAACAAGAAACGCGAAGCAGAGGGCAAGCCTGCTATTACGCTGGCAGACCAATCGTCCGCCATGCTGGACACAGCGCGAATGGCATACCTCAAGAGCCATTTGGATGAGATTGAAGCCCGCCGCGCAGCGTTTGGCCTGTCGCCTGCGGCTGATTGGGAAATTGGTGAAGCTCGCGCACGTGTCATGGAAGGCTTCAACGAGCTACAAGACCGTTGGGGTCAAGCCGTTCCAGAAAATGCCCCGGTAGGCCAGCGTCAGTTTGGTGCCCCGGTGGAAGCCGTTGCATCGCTGCAAGACCAGATGCGTGCCAACATCTACCAGAACATATTTTCTGCTGCCGAGCGCATGCAGAAGGATGTTCAGGGAACGATGAAAGAGAAGACCGTGCAGCGGTCGGCTACCCCTACGCTTGAGCGCGATGAAAACGGGCAAATGCGCCAGACTGGCTACGCACGTCCGACTGGCCCGCAAATAGTTAGCCCGAACCTTAACTTGCGCGAGCAACCGAAGCTGGCGGAAGACGACAAACAAAACACGCTGGACATGATCGACCGTGTTCTAAACACGCGTGATACCCGCACTACCTCAATACCCACAAACACGGTTAAACCACCAGAAAAAGTAAAAAGTTTTAGCGATATCGCGCAGCTACTGGCCGAAGAAAAATCAGGGGTTACTACGACAAAAACCAATGAGGCTTCTGTACAACTGTTGAACCAACTGCGCGATGTACTGCCTGCTACGTCTGACAAAGAGTTCATTGCGCTGGCGCGTGAGCAAGTACAACGCGTTATGGAAGGCAACCTCCCCGACCAATTTGCGGTACGTGAACTGGGCGACATGATTCGGGCACAAGAAGAAGGCCGTCAAAGCACAACTCAACCCGGTGCTACACAGGAAGAACTGCAGCGAACCAGCGCTCAACCGCAGCGTTCTCTGTTCCCGGAGAGCGAGCCCGTTACGCAACGCGCTACGCCCGATAACTTTCAGACCATGCTGGACTCCAAAAACGTGCAGGGCATGCGCGAAGCCATTGCGCAGCAAAAGGCTGACAACCAAGCAGCGCTGCAAGCTATAAAGAATAGCCTGCAACCCGCCAAGACTGCCGCACAGCAAGCCGAAGCTGCGCTCAACAAGGCCAAAGCAGAAACGGAACCCTTGTTGGAGGGCGCAGAGAAAGAGCGTGGGGAGCCTGCTTGGTATGCCCCTGCCGTACGTAAAGTTGTCGAGCTTGAAACCGCGCTGCAAAGTATTCCCCCACGCGTAAAGTTGCTCAAGGACATTCGTGAACAAATTGCGGGGCTTAACGAAAGCCAAAAGAAAGCTTTGGTACAACAGGTAGATCGTTTACTGGTAATTGTTGATAAAAATCCCGCGCAAAGAGTTGCGCTTTTGGATGCTTTGAAAGAACAGTACAAAAAAACAAAAAATGAAAACACCAAAAACCACATAAAGTTGGTGGAAGAAAATACGAACGAGGTGTTTTCCGCGAACAAAGTCAAAGAATTGTTTGAGCTTAAACGAGCGTTGGCGGGTGAAACTTCTTTAAACACAGAAATTAACCGCCTGACTGCCGCAGTACGGCTTGCTAAGAGCACCGTTGACAAAGCACGCGCTGACCTCAAGGGGTTGCTTAATAAATACGTATCGGACACCACCGTACGTAATGCGTTGTTGACAGAGGCTGATGAAGCCACGGCAAAAATTGATCGCCTCACCAAAGCGTTTGAGACAGCGCGGCGGCAAGAAACTGTTGACGAGACACGCAAAAAAGCAGAAGCCAAAGCTGAAGCTGATAAGAACGCGCCAGTTAACGAAGCTACCCCAATGGCAACGTGGCGAGATGTATTGCAGCGTGGGCGCGAGGGCTTGGACTTACCGGGTACTCGCGTAACGCAGGATGTGTCCGAACTCAAGCAACGCATTCTTGGCATCCGCAGAAAGCTGGGGTCGTTTGATGCACAACTGGAAACGCTGCTAGACCCGCAGAACAAGTTGACTACAGAAAGCAAAGAAAAAATTGCGGACCTTCAAGAAAAGCGCCGCAAGACTGTTGTCGAGCTGGACTCGGTTTACGAAAACGCACCGCGCATTACGACGGAAATCAAAGAGCAAGGTCAGCTTGCACTTGAGAAAGCTTTTGACGAATCCCAAGCCGCAGGCTATGACCAGAAAGCCAGAAAGCGCCAAGAAAAAGCCGGTGAAATTCCTGCAGACCTTGCTGCAGCGAAGTCGGGCAATACCGTTGTTGACACGCGTGCGGGTTATTACGCTGGCCGCATATCTGAGCCCGGTGAGCGCAAGCGTGCTTCTGACCGCGCAAAAGCCGCACAAGATGCGTTGCGCGAGGTGGCGGAAGCCCGTGCAGAACTGAAGGTTCTGCAAGACCAAATGCAGTACCTGCGGGACAACAACAAAGCAAAGAAAGGCAACCGTTACACAGAGCTGTTCAAAGGCTTGCAAGAACGGGAGACAACGCTCAAGGGGGTTCTTGCCGACAAACAAGCCGTTGTTGAGGAAGTCACGAAAAGCCAGAAAGAAACCAGCGCTGCACTAGCGTCTGCACGCAAAAGCGTAGAAGGGGCGCAGTCGGGGAAAGAAGCACTGGCGCTTAGTGACGCTGAAGCGCAGCGTCAGTCAGAGGCAAGCGGGAGTTTAAGCGCCCCCAGCCAGTTTGACGCTACTCGCACTTCCACGCCGCTGTCGGCACAGGCTGTTGAGATGGCGCAGGATGGGCGCATCCTTGATCTAGCGGATGAGCTTGCCAAGAACGGCTCGACCCCGGCTATCCGGGCTACTGCGGCCAAGCTGCGGCCCATGTTGATGCGTACCAAGTTGTCGGTGGACAAGGACGTCAACTACAAAGGCGAGTCGGTAGCCGGGTTGTACGACCCCCAAGACAACACTATCACGATGCACCCAGACGGGTTGACCGAAGAGGATGTGTTGCACGAAATGGGGCACGCTGCTACGGACCACGTATTACTGGCAGACCCGGCAACGCTGACGGCGGACCAACGCGCTGCACGTAAAGGGCTTGAGGCGCTGCACGCCAGTATTGTTAAGAGCGATTTGTTCAAGGGCGAGCAGGGCATTGCCGACGTACGCGAATTTGCCGCAGAGGTCGAATCCAACAAGGACTTCCGCAATAAGCTGGACTCCGTGGGCAAGCCGACTACGCTCTTGCAACGGGTACTGGGCTTCTTTAAACGCATGTTGGGCATGCAGACTGAAATATCCAGCAAAGAAGCCCAAGCGCTGGTTGACCGCATACTGGCCCCGTCACGCAAGCTGACGGCTAGAGCAACGCCTAGCCTGTTCCGCAAGGGGGCTCAGTATGCGTCCAACGATGCCCTGTCCGACTTAGCGAAAAAGGCCGTTGCACAACCCCAAACTTTGCGCGAGAAGGCCGGTTCCAACATTGCGCTGCAGCTTGAGATGCAAGTGTCCGACATGCGGGCGGGCGTTATCAAGGCGCTGAACAACGCTGTTGCAGACCCGAACACTATGGGCAGCACGCGGGAATTTCGTCAGGCCGTGTTCAGCATCACCGCAGCCGATCAGCACGGGGCCATTACCCAAATGGTGCTCAGCAACGGCCCGCCCAAGATGGTCAAGGACTCCAAGGGGTATTACGAAGTCCAGAGCACCATGAAGAATGATGCTGGCGCGGTGTTCGACGCTGTGCAGGACATCCCCGATGCCTACGGCAATACAGAAGGCAAGATGGGGCTGGCGTCCGTGTACATGATTGCCCAGCGTGCGTTGAACAAAGGCTTGAAGAAGCTGGACATCGGCGCACTTGGAATTGAAACCGAGCAAGAACTTGTAGACGCTATGGCTGTGGCTGACGCTGACCCCAAGCTGAAGGCCGCGCTGGAGAACGTACGCGCCAAGTACAACGCCTTCAACCGGGGCATGATCGAGTGGCTGTCTTCCCCGCAGGTAGCGGCCATTACGCAGGCTGATGCCAAGGCGTACTTGAAGGACGAGGACTACGTTCCTTATTACCGCGTTCGTGCAGACGGCGTGGCGGAGCTGGTCTTTGGTGGAGAGAAGACGATCACGATTGGCGACATCTCGCACCAGCCGTACCTTGCTGAACTCAAAGGCGGCAACGACAAGATCATGCCCTTGGACAAGTCGATCATGCGGAACACCATGCTGCTGGTCACCAAGGGCATGAACAACATGGCCATGAAGAACGTAGGCTACGCCATGCAAGCTGCAGGCCAAGGTCTTGGCCCCGTGGACAAGATGGGCAAGCCGACCAACTTGATGCCCATTCATTCCGGTAAAAGCCCTGCTGACGCCAGCGTCATTCGTTGGACGCAAGAGCCCGACCCAAATAAGCCCTCAGACAATGGCGACCGCTGGCTGCGCGTACAGACCAACGACACGATGTTCGGCGGTGTCCCTGCGGAACTAATCATCAAGTCCTTGGACGGTGCACACTTGACGCTGCCTGCGTTTCTGAAATGGGGCGGCATTGCCGGTGACTTGCTGCGCTCGGGCGTGACGCGCACGCCCATCTACTTGGCTCGCCAGTTGTTCCGCGATCCGTTTGCAGCCACGGCTACTTCCGGGCTGGACTACGGCCCCATTACGGCTATCTTCAAGGCCAACCGGGAGTTCCTGAAGATCGTGGCAGGCAAGAGCGAAGCTGGCGCTAAGATGATCGAGAAGGGTTTGATGCAGTCGGGGCTGTTCGAGGGCGACCCGGCCAACATGTCCAAGATCGCGCTGCAGTTGGCCGGCGGGAAGTCCCAAGGCGTGCTCGACAAGTTGTTTGCCAAGGCCGACAGGCTGGCGCTGCAGGCCGATGCCGCTACCCGTGCGCTGATCTACGAGAACGCCATTAAAAACGGCTTGTCCGAAGTCGAGGCCAGCCACTCAGTGCGCGAGTCAATGAACTTTGCCAAGCGCGGGTTGTCGCCCACCGTGCAGTACGCCAGCCGCATGATACCTTTCTTCAACGCGCAGATTCAGGGTCTGAGCGTGCTGTTCAAGGCGGCGACGGGCAACATGCCCGCCAACGATGTGCTGAAGATTAAGCGCAAGTTTTACAACAACGCCATGATGCTCACGGGGTTCGGCATAGCCTACGCGATGGCTATGGACGACGACGATTACTACAAGAACGCCAAGCCGCGAGACCGGTACACGAACTTCTTCGTGCCCTTGCCGGGTGTGGACGAGCCGCTCAAGCTGCCTATCCCGTACGAGTTTGGTTTCTTCTTCTCCGCAGGCGTGGCGTTGGCGGACGCCATCAAGGGCGAGGTGGATACCCCCCAGCAACTGCGTGCGATCAAGGACATGTTCGTCGGCTCTATCCCCGGCGCTAGCAGCAACTTTGCGCCGCAGATCATTAAACCCTTCGCCGAGATATATGCCAACAAGAGCTTCTTCTCGGGCAACGCAATAGAGTCCGAGCGCCAGAGGAAGCTGGACCCCGAGGCACGGTACAACGCGCACACCACGGAAGTCGCCAAGTGGATGGCCACTATGGTTCCGGGGCTGTCCCCCATCCAGATCGAGCACATTGTGTCTGGCTACTTGGGGCAGATTCCTTTGATGGTGCTGGCGTCTACGAACGGCATTTTCCGCGACGGCAAAGAAGAGCCTACCCGCAAGCTGTCGGAGATGCCGCTGATTGGCAGCTCGTTCCAGCGCAAGTACGGCGGCGAGGAAGCGGACGTTGTGTACAAGCTGGCTACGGAAGCCTCGCAGGCCAAACGTACGTTCGACGACTACCGCAAGACCGGAAAAATCCAAGAAGCCAAGGACTACCTGCAAGAGCACCGCGCTGAGATTGCCGTCGCGCCAATGGCGATGCAGTACCAGAAGGTCATGGGGGCGCTGCGTACGCAGGAAGAGCTAGTCCGCAACTCCAAAGCGTCTTCGGACGCCAAAGAAAAACGGATCGACGAGTTGAACGCGCAACGCCAGCTACAGTCCGAGCGCTACCTCAAGGCCATCAGGCGGGCGCAGGATGCCGCCGATAAAACCACACCCCCATAAGGCCAGCGCGGATGCCCACCTTGGCTTGGGCATCAAACACACGCAGGAAGACGGCCCGTTTAAGGCCGTCTTCCTTAACCGCTTCGGGGTCTAGGCAGGGGACGAAGAACCCCTGCCCGCGCTCAACCTTTTCCCAAGGGTACGAGGGGTTTAAGGCCATCGTCTTCGCTCAAGGGGCGGCTTATCCTCATGGCGGCTACGCGCATCAGGGGGCCGTTGGTTCTGGCCATCAAGTCCTTGCGTGGGGCGTACGAGACTTCCATGTGCGGGTGCGCTTCAAGCTGCTTCTTGAAGTCAGCGTAGCCGAAGCTCATGCTGGAGCAGAACGTCCGCAGCACACGCTCCTCGATGTACAGGTCTGAGCAGCCCGGTGTCAGACCGTTCTCCACACGCCCCTGTACGGAAGTCCGCGTTGTCGTTTTGTCAATTGCAGCCCCGTCCCCCATCTGCGCCAAGACGCCGCCTGCAGCGCCGTAGTTCACAGTAACGAAGTGGCCGTTGTTCTCGCGGATGAAAGCGTTCAGGATGTCCTCGGCGGTGCGCTTGTTGCTGTTCACGGCCTTACGCATGGCATCTATGCGCCTGCCAAACGCCGCGATCATCTCGGGCATGGGGATGTTGACGATCTCCGCGTTGTTGTCGCTGAACAAGATGCCTGCAGCAATCGCAGTGCCTACACCTGCCATCCAGAAACGCTCGTCATTGGGGGCCTTGAACTGCAGGTACATCTGCCGCACCACATCAGGAACCATCTCAGCAATCTTGTCGAAGTTGTCCACCAAGTATTGGGCAAAGATGTCGCCCGCCACGCCGTAGTTCTGCGCCAAGGACTTGATGATCTCGATCTCATGGGGTTCCCACACCAGCGTGGTGTCCATATCGAACTCGATGACCCGGCGAATCTCCCCCTCGGATGCGTGCTTGCGGGTGCCAAGCAGCGTGTCAACCACGTAGGTGTTCGAGGACATCAGCGCGTTCGACATCCATGTGGAGTTGTTGAGGCGCTCCTTGTTGGTGCCTGCCTCCATGCGCTCCTTGCCCCGGCCCTCGGTCATGTCCAGTAGGAACTCGGTAAACCAATCGGGGGCCGCACGGTTCTTGCTGGTGATCTCATCCGTGATGAGGGGTAGGCTGTTGAGCATCCCAAGCCGCTGCTGCATGGCTACCGCCGATGTGCTCTTGCCCGTCCGGTAGTGCACCGGGTGGCCCCAGATGGACGCCGCGCCTTCGAGCGCCAGCGACTTGCCCGTACCAGAGTACGTTGACGCGCAGTGGAACGTCATACCGTAGATGCCCGTAAACCTCATCAGGGGTGCGGCAGCGCCCACCAAGATGATCGCTAACTGGTCGTACAGCTTCTTCTGGATCAGCAGGTTAATCACGTTGCGCCAGCCCTGTAGCGTGCCAGTGGGCTGCGTGTTGTTCACGATGTTCTCCAGCCCGACCATAGGTATTTCCACGGGCTTGACCTTGGGTGCGTAAATCCTGCCTGCGTAGACGAAGGTGTTGTCCTTCTGCCAGCCGTAGCTTGCAGGTACTTTGATGGGTAATTTTCCAGTGCTCATTTTTTCAACGCTCGCTCGTATGTAATCAAAAAAGTTCTTGTCGTTACCAGCGCCAAAGGCAGCAAGTACGTTCTGCGTAGCCAAGCTCTTCATCGTCTCGTCTTTGCTAACGCAACTCCGTTGGGGCAGCAGGACTGTCTGCGTCCCTTCAGGGCGCAGCGCCAGCATGTGCACCATGTGCTCACCAGCGTTGTCGAGGATGTTGATGGGGAACAGGTCGTAGCTAATCAGCAGCGTGAGCTTCTTGGACTCCGTGCCATCCTCATTCTCCGAACGCTTCTCAATGTACACGCCGCCCTTGCGCCCGTACGCATAACCAAACGGGGCTTCCGGGCGCAGTATCTTGCGAAACGTATCCGACCCCGTGACCTCAACCTCTACTTCCTTCGCCTCTGTAACGACAGCCGTATCACGCCCCAGCGCCAGCGGGTTTGTGATCTTTCCCCAGTGCTTGCAGTTGGTGCAAACGCCGGGGTTCTCCGAATCGAACTTGGTGCACGGGTACGGGCCTTTGATCTCAGCCAGCTTGGCGTGCATTCGGTTCGTATCGTAAGGGTGCAGGTCGCTCAACCACGTAGCTGCACGCTCGCCATCCTCGCACTTCTGTGCGATGCTCAACATCCCCCGCCACAACGGCTCCCTGCCGTCATCTGTGGCGTTCAGGACGTAGAACTCTAACTGCCCACAGCCATTACCCCTCTTGGTCGCCTTGTAGATATTGCCGAATTTGGTGATGCTGTTGGCAAACAACTGCACGCTTGTGGTCATCGGCGCACTCTTAGGCCGCTGCCCAGTTATCGTGAGGGCGGTGCTCGGCGCGGGTTTCACGGCGTACGCGGTAATCGCTAGGTGACGCTCCAGCAGGGCGCGGATGTCCTCGATGTCGAAGAACCCCCCGCCGTGCATGAACCGCACACTGGTCTCGCCGCGCACGCGCTTGCCACTCTTGACGCCTGTGTTGACCGTCGCTGGTACGCGCAGCACCCGCGCTGCATCGCCCGTCACTGTGGGGTCGATGCCGAGTTTCTTCTGCACGCACAAGCGTTTGAACGCTTCTGCCACAGGCTTCCACTCAGCGATCTCCACAGCTTCCCGCAAGGGCCAGTAGGCGTGCACACCGCCGCCAGAAGCCACCATCCACGGCTCGCCCAGCCCAGCCAGCCCCACCTCGGTGGAGAACTCCATGATGGCTTGCGCGGCAGCGCGTGCCGAGGGGTACGCCTTGGGTTTGAACTCCCCGTGCTCATCGGGCAAATCTTTCGGATGGTTGCAGTCGATGTCGATGGCTATGCACTTTGCCATCTGGGTATTGGTGGCCGAACGTGTGTCGGCGTTGCCGAACGTACTCAGTCCAAAGTAGATGTCAAGGTTCGACTTCTTCCACCGATCTACGGCTACCTGCGCTTCCTCCAGCGTGTCCACATAAACGTGTTCTTTCTTCTTCGTCAGCTCTGCCACGCAGTAACGCCCGTTACCGGGAGGTGGCAAAACCGCCGCTAGAAAATCAAGCGGTTCCATAGGTGACCTAGGTTACTGTGCGTCGGCGTCTACGAAAGCAACGAAGCGCTTGACCAGCTCCTCCACCCATTCAAAAGGCAGCTCCGAGGCAGGGTACAGCGTTGCGTAGTGGGCCAGCTCCTCGTCAGTAAGAATCCGTGGGTTCAGGGCTTCAAGTTGTACTCTTTGCATATTCTTCTCCAAGCTTCATCCGCCGTCTTTGACGAGGACATTATTGTTAGTAGCAGTTCGACGCGGTTCTGGTATGCCACAAAGACATCCTTACCCTCGAACCAGTTGTAGACGGTTTGGCGCGTGACCCCAAGCGCGATGGCGATCTTCGTCACGGGGAAGTCCAAGTGAACGGCCCAACGCCCAAGACGATTGCCCATCGTCTTGGGGGACGCCGCAACAAGGTCGATGATTTTTTGTGAGTAGGCCATAGTAGTGAGGGGGCCGAAGCCCCCTAAAAATTACTCGTCGTCCCAGTCAGACACGATGTCTGCAAGGCTGGCTTTACCAGCAGGCACGGCTGTTGCCTTGGGTGCGGTTTTACGCACTTCGGGTTCCGGTGCCGTGTCTTCTTCGACCACAGGAGCTGGCGCTGGCTTGGCCTTCTTGGCGGCGGGCTTGGCTACCGGAGCGGGGGCCGGGGCTTCGTCCTCGTCCTCATCAACCACGGGCGCTGGCGCTGCCTTTGCCGGGGGCTTGCCAGCGATAGCCAGCGGAGCGACCTTCGCGCCATCCGTTGCAGCCGCGCTTGCCCCAACAGCCTTCACAGCGTCTTCGCTGTCGGCTTGGTCTTTGATGGTGCTGTATTCGTCGTCGGTCAACCAGCGCGTGGGGGAGAAGTGCAGCTTGGGTGACTCCGACTTGGTGTCGAACTTCATGCGGGTCACGATCTGCTCCGGGTTGACCGGGGGGTTCTGCGCTGCAAGATAACGAGCGAAGGACTGCAGGGGGTGCTTGTCACCTTCTGCCTTGCCGAAGATCGACGTAGCTGGCAGGATCATCTGCATCACTGCGCCGTCCATGTCGTTCTCAAGCACCACCGCCAGACGCTGTTGGTAGCGGCAGGCGCGGCTATTGCCCGTACCCGAACCAGCTTGGTTCTGTGGGCAGCTCAAGCATGTCACGGACTGCTTGTTCTTGGCGGAAGCATCGGGGCGCTCGCCGTCGTTGGAAGTGCAGTCGGGTGCCGAAGCGGTAGCATCGGGGTTCCATGCAGCCGCGTAGAACTGGCGGCTGACCTTTGGCGCGGCCTTGACGATGACGACATCCAAGTGGCGGTCATCAATGGCGGTGATCTCTTTGCCGTTGTCCAGCAAGCGGAACACACCGCCTTTGATGGAGATGCGCTTACCGCTGTTCGATCCGCCGCCAGTGAGGGCCAGTGCGGTGTCTGACAAGACGTTGTTGCGAGCGAACGCTGGTACGTTCGAGGGGTTGAATAGGGTAATGTTACTCATGGGGTTCTCCTCAGTTGGAAGGCTTGGTTACGCGGATTTCAAAATCCGAAAATGCGTTCAGGCCGGGTGGCACTGAACCGGGGTTGTCCGCCAAGAACTGCGCCATATTGGTCTGGGCAATCCTTTTCTCCAGCAAGTCAACGGCATCGTTCGCAACAATGAAGTCTTTGAACGCGTCCCAGTCTTGCGTGGAATAGCGGGTCTTCAGCACCATCGACACTGTGCCGAAGGTGGTGTTCACAGTCTTCACACCGAGCGCATGCATCTGGTCTTTCATTGCAAACTTCAGCGTGTTCTGCTTCTCTTTCAACAGCTCAACCTTGGTGTCATAGTCCTTGGTCAGCTCGTCGATTTCGGCCTTTATCTTTCGGTAGATGCGGGCTAGTTTATCCATTGGGATCATGTCTTCAGTCATTTTGCTTTCTCCTTTTTGTGTCTATCGTTTGACAAGTGTAGCGTGATTTTTAGCGTCTGCAACTCCTTTCTTAAGAATTTATTTCTGTCTCGAACATCTGGGTCAACGTAAAGTTATCCACAACCTTTGTGGATAAAGCTGTGAACATCTTCTTCTCTACCGGGCTGCTCTCGATGTGGATAACCGTCACCTTGCTGGCGTCTTGGCCCTTGCGATCAGCCCGTGCAATGCACTGGATGTACTGCTCAACAGACATCAGCGGCCCGTAAAACACTACCGTATCCGCTGCGGTTAGGGTAATCCCGTGTGCCGAAGCCTGTGGCTGCATGACCAGCACGCGAGGGTCTTGCTCGTTCTGAAAACGTCGGATTGTGTCGGCGCGTTTGTTGGGTGTGATACCACCGTGGATCAGCTCTACGCGGAAGCCTTTCTTGGTGAGGTGGTTGTAGATGCTGTCGATGCTGCTGCGGAACATGGCGAAGATCAGCACCTTGCGGTCTGTCTCTTCCAGTATCTCTTCCAGCACAGCCAGCCGTGGGCCAGCATCGAACTCGACCACATCCTTCTCGTCCGTGTACACAGCGCCACAACTTATCTGCAGCAGCTTGCTCAAGCCCGACGCCGCGTTGACCGCTGTGATTGTTTCACCCGCTGCCTGTATCGACATACGATCCTTGAGCGTGGTGTAGTACTTGGACTGTTGGGGCGTCATGGGCACCAAACGGGTCGTGGTGAGCACGGGCGGCAAGTCCAAGCACTGGGCCTTGGTAAAGCGTATCGCAGGCTGTAGCGCCTCGTGGACGAGCTGCGGGGCATTGACCTTCGCCGCCCACTTGAACATCGTGACCTTGTGCATCACCTTGTCACGCCACGCCGTGAAGAACCGGGGTATCCCGTTGGGGTTGACCAGCTTGGCTAAGCCGTACGCATCCGCCGGGGACTGCGAGGCGGGTGTGCCCGTCATCATCCACAACCGCGTCTCCGGGGTCAGGATGCTCGCCAGCGCCTTGAAGCGCTTGGTCGTGGGGGTCTTGTAGGCGTTCGCCTCATCGACGATTACCAGATCGAACCTGCCGTCGTTCCTGACCTCGTTGGCGATCAGGTTCAGACCGTCGTAGTTGGCGATGACAAACTCGAAGTCCTGCTGCACCATCTCGATACGGCGGCTGGCCTGAGCGTGGTGCGCCACGATGGCAGACCTGTGGATGACGCTGCTGGTTAAGTCCCCTAGCCAAGCGCTCTGCATGATGGACAACGGGCAGAGCACCAACACACGCCTGACCTTGCCAATGCTCATCAGGTAGTCTGCGGCCCATAGAGCGCTCAGCGTCTTGCCTGTACCCGGCTCGCTGAACACGAACGCCTTGCGGTGGATAGTGAGAAAGTCCGATGTGGCCATCTGGTGCGACATAGGCGTGTACCGCCCCGGCCAACCGTACCGCCCCGTAATGGGCGAAGGTACATCTTTGACGCCTAAGTTTCGTAGTACCTGAACCTCTTCTAACCCCCAGTAAACCAATATCTCAAACGTCCCCGCATTCTCAGAGAGGATTTTGTGTTTGGGAATTAAGTGGTACTTGTCGGGGTTTCTAGTTTTAAAGAGTAGAGCTTTGTTCTCGATGACTTGCATTTGCTTCTCGTGTTTTTATTTGACGCTGTGGTCGCTCTTGCGGTCGAACGTCCTGTTGGCGGATGCTGTCTTGACGCGCAAGTTGCTGCGGGTTGTTGCACCGCCTTTGCTCACAGGCTTTTTGTGGTCAACGTCTTTGCCGTCGCCCTTGTGCACCAGCCCTTCTTTCTCCATGATGGTGCGGGCTTTGTTGCGTGCCGCACGCTTTTTGATAATGTCTGGGCGCTGTGCATACGGCGGGTATGTGTCGCGGTCTGCGGGATTTTTGTATGGCATGAATGTTCCCCTTAATGTTTAGGGTGGTGGACACAAGTGGTGACGGGGCACCACGGGCAAAGGGGCGAGGATTTGGGGTTCCACACGCCGGTCTCGTGCGCCTGCTCGATGCGGGCAATGCGCTTGCGGTATGACCACCACTCGCCCGCTGCCTGATCGACGCCAACGCTTATCTTAACCATATCGTTTTTTACAACAAAGAGCAAGGCGGCGTTGACTTTGCGGATGTGTGGGAAGTGCGCGAACACCATGATGGCCATGAGCTTGAGCTGCTCACGATCCGGGTACTTGTTGTTGCCCGTCTTGTAGTCCACCACCCACGCCGTTAGGTTGTCGTCGTCCATGATGATGAGGTCAGCGATACCGCGAACCCAAACCTCTGGCCCCACCCACCCGCACGGCTTCAGGTCAGTCGTCAGCGCCATCTGGTACTCCACCAGCTTGCGTCCGGGCTTGGCCTTAAGTGCGTCAAGCGTGTCGGCAATGAAGTCGAACTGCTTGGGCAACGGCTTGCCTTCACCGATGTAATCCTCGGCTGCTTTGTGCAGCTCCGTCCCGTACATCGTTGCCTGCGTCTCCGTGAACTTGTGCTTCTTCAACACGCGCACCTCGTGGTACTTCTTGGGGCAGGACTCGTAGTCCTTCAGCGCCGAGTGTGACCAGACGACTTTCATTAAAACCTCGCGCTGTCGATGGCTCTTGATAGCCGTTGGGCGAACTCTTTAACGAACTCTTCGTTACGGTTCAAGGTGTGCCGTCCCATGTCTTCAAGGACGGCGTGTGTCAGCTCGTGCCAGAACGTGTCACGAACCTCCGCATCGGCAAGGTACCGCCCGGAGCTGGGGTGCTTCGTGGCGATCTTGATGCTGCGCTCAGCGTAGTGCGTACGGCCCACGCAGTTCTTCTCGATCAGAGCTTCCACCACTTCGACTGAGTACATCTTCTGGCCTATGCGCATCCTGCGCGGGAACACGGCTTTTATTTTTGTTGTCACCTGCTTCTCCTATCCTTTTGCTAATCCGTATCTACGGTGAGCACCACCGTCAGCGGCTAGGGGAATCCCCGGCATATATTTCGGCTCCATAGTCATTTGCGCCAAAACCCAAGTCTTAGCGAAAGCAACCTCTTCATCAGGCACAACGGCAATAAGCTCGTCGTGCACAGTCCCAGCCACAAAGTATTTTTTTGACACCCGTAGCATACCATCAGTCATAACGATCCGTGCGGTTGCCTGCGTCACATTGTTGGCGATCTTGCCTGCGTACAGCTTGGTGGCGTCCGCACCGTACACCCACTCAAGCTCCCCCTTCTTGCCCTCCGCCTTCTGCTGCTGGCGCAGGTCGGGGTACAGCAGCTTCATGCCGTTGGGCAGCTCAATCTCTTCCTTGCGGAACGTCAGGCACTTGTAAGTAAACTCCTTGCCGCCGAACAGCGAAGTCTGGATCAAGCCCGACAGCATGTCCCAGAATGAGACGACCTGATGCGCGGTCTGGCGGTAGATGTCGATGATCTTCTTGGCAGCTACGCAGTGGATGAGCAGTTCCCGCTCGGTGCAAGTGTGGGGTATCTCGGACATCTTGGCCAAGTTCTCATCCCAGTCCATGAACTTCTGCACGTATGCCTGCGTCACGCCCAACTGCAGCGCGTCCGCCTTGGAGTAACGCAGCGGTGGAGCCCCGAGGAAGCCCACCAGAAGCTGCGCTGCGAACGATGCCCAACCCAACCCATACCCTGCCCCCAGTAACGCGCTCTTGGCCGACTGGCGGTGCACTGGGTGGCTTTCCTTGGTCATGTCGGGGATCGAGAACATCTGCGCCCCGAAGGCAGCGTACGGATCACCCCCTGCGCGGAAGATGTCGAGCATCTCGTCATAGTTGGACAGCCACGCCAGCACACGCGGCTCGATCTGGGACAAGTCACCGACCACCAACTGATGCCCTTCAGGGGCCATGATCGCTTTACGCAGGAAGCTCCCACGCTTGAGGTTCTGCATGTTGATAGCGCTGCCCTTGCTGGCCGTCCAGCGGCCCGTGGCTGCGCCGTAGTAGGACAGGGGTACAGGTAGTGCACCCCGCCCTGCGATCTCAAGGAAGCGCTGCGCTCTGGTGCGCTCCGTTGTGGACTTGACCTTGAGCCGTGCCTCACACAGCGCCCGCACGTCCTCGTTGTCTCCATTGAGCATGGCTTGGAACATGGCGTCGGTCTTGGCGAACGCGTAGTTCTCCCCCACCGGGTTGGGCGTCTTGACTGTCGGCTTCTTTTTCTTCATGGGCGACGGCACACCCACGGCCTCCAGCAGCGCAGCGAACTGCCCGTTACTGGCCAGCGCTGCGTCCGTCACACCCAAGCGCTGCAGCAGCTCTTCACGCTGCTCCTTCTCTTCTTCGAGCGCGTTAGCCAGCATGAGCTTGTCCAACTGCAGGGTAGGCCGCGTGTACATCTTGAGCGTCATGTCGATAAGTCGTAGTTCCGACTTAGGGTAGCCCGCCGAGAGTCTTTTGAATATCTCTTCGCAGAGATATACGTCGTGCTTGCAATACTCAGCAAGTTCTCTTTCTGTCTCAGGCTCAAGGACGGCCAGTCCATCCGTAGAATATACGGCTGTCCCTTTGGGGGGAAGGCCAAAATCACTTGCAAGCTTGGCGAGGGAATTGCCAACCTCCACGCCGCGTAGAGCACGCGCCATTGACAAGGAATCGAAGATGAAGCAGGGGTGTACTCCGTATACCCATTCGAGAATCGAAACATCGAATTGGGCGTTATGCGCAAGGACTGCTGTCTTAGTCCAGTCGTAGGTCGATAGGATTCGATGAAGCTCATCTCCTCCATACCATTGAGTGATTGCATCGGTTCCGTATTCATGTATACACGCTCCGAATGCCAAGAATTTTGTATCACGGATGTACTCCTCGGTTGTCATCTTGCTGAGCGTGTAGGGCTCGGCTGTCCATGACGTTGGTTTAGTAGACCACCGCGTCTCGAAGTCCACGGTGATGATGGTTTTAAAAGGCTGGCTCAATGCATTTCTCCTTGTTCTGGTTTGTTGCCAATAAATGTTTCGTGCATACTGGTGTAGGCGGTTGCCAGCATCTCAATCATGTCCACCATCTCGACGTTAACGGACAGCACAACCATCTTCTTGCCCGCGCCATGTATCATCACGCTGGGGCGTTCGTCTTCATTGGCGAAGCTGGCCGACAGCATCTCAAACATACGCACCATGTGCGTTGCCCCCTCAATGCCTATCGTTTCCAGCCTCCCGTCGATCACGGCGCTGAGTGCCCGGAATTCTTTTTTATCCATGTGACGACCTCCTTCACCTCGTTGATATTGTCTTCGTTGACGACCATAGCCTTTCCGCCGTGGATGTTGATGGCCATGATCTCGCGGTCTTGCAGTGCCGTTGTCTTGCCCTTGCCTGCCTTCAGCTCGATGGCCAGAAAGAACCCCCGCACGCAGCAGATGATGTCGGGGATACCCGCACGCCCGAAGCCATTGGCCGCAGGCATGAAGTAGTACACCCCCTCGGCATCCAGTACCTTGCGTACTGCAGCCTTGACCTTGCCTTCAGGCGTCATAAACGCTCTCCTCTACAAAGGTGCTTGCTGTTTCGTCATAGTTGGCCATGATCTCTGCGTAGTTGTACTTGCTACCAAGGGCTTCTTGTATGTCGATGTTAGGCCCCTCGAATCCACGCACAGTGTTGTCGTACACGTATACGTACTTAGGCACGCTGCACAAATCGGTGGCGAAGTGGTACCCCTTAAGCGTTGGTTTCCACAAGCCGCTGGACTCAAGCTGGGTCTTAGTAACTGCGCTTTCTGCCAACCCCCATAGCTGCAGCTTAGGCAGTCCCATCGAGCGAAGCAGCCACGTTGGTGCTGAACTAGGAACGTGCGTCCAACCGTCCCCCCGATGTGGCTCGTGTATCAACCACAACAGCGCTCGGGCCATTGGAGCGTTAAGGGCTCGCTTGTAAATCTTCCCCCACCTTCCGCAGCAGGGGCAGTGCCACCGTCTCCCCCGATGGTTACCTCCCAGTTATCGCGCATCTGTGCCAGTTGTTCATTCTCCATTGCTCTTCTCCTTCATCAGTCTACGCGCTGCTTCCAGCGCGGCTTTGGTGTTAAGCCTCTCTTGCTCCAAGTCGTAGGCCATCTCTTGCATACGGATGTACGCATCAGTTGCAAAATCCCCCAAGTTCTTATTGCTCCACGCAGCAAAGTTGGGGATGTCTTCAGGCTTTACCATTTGGTTTCTCCATTACCTTCTCTAGCTGCTCACGTATCCACTCGGGGCCCAGCCGCGCCAGTGTAATGCGCTGGCTTTGAGTCAGCTTGATTGAGTACACCACTGTCAGCGGCTCGCCTATTCGCTTCAGTTTAGAAATGCGTTTGTCTCTCATTGGTTCTCCTTGATCATCTTCTTTACATCATCCACCGTCAGGCCAAGCTCGGCCAAATCAGCGGGGCGAATAAGCAGCTTGGTAGGCTTCAGCGCCATCGGTTCATCCGCCAGTATCTGTTGAATCTCTTTCAGCGCCTTTACAAGACTGGCTTCCGTGAGTTCAGTCATGTTCGATCCTTTATTGAATGAAGTACCTGCACAAATGTTTGATAGTCCGTTGCGGTACTAAACCGCACCGGGTCTTTGTCGTAGGTGTCGTGATTCAGCGCCGTGCCATCGTGATCAACTCTGGCTAGGTTTTTTTCCCAGATTCGGATTGCATAATCTAAACGCTCTTCGACAGTCATCTGTGACCACGGCTTCACATCGTCATCCGTCAGACCCTGCAGACTCTGCCACGGCTTCTTTGGTGGGCCTTTTGGTGCCCAATCCAAGCGCATCTTCCGCTCACGCTCAAGGCGTTCAAACTCGTCGTCTTCAGTGATCATGTCTTCTCCTTTGGTTGTGTGGCGTTAAGCACAGCCTCAAGGTGTTTCGGGTCTATCGGTTTGTGCTTGTGGTGAAGCTGTCCAAATGCAATCAGTCGGTTGAGTGCTTCCTCGACTGACATGCCAAGGCGCTCATGTAAACGCTGTGGTTTCTTTTGGTTCATGTAGCTTTCCCTCTCAACATATCAACGGCCCGTTTAAT